GGCGGTTGTAGACAAGCGCATCACTGACGAACGTGCGGCGGCCGATAACGTCGCCGCGCTCGTCGCGCGCTTGGAAATGCTGCCCGAGATACCAAAACTCGTCCTCGTCCTCGCCAAAGTAGTCGTTGGTGATCGCCGCCTGGCGCAGCTCGCTCTTACGCTTCTCGAAGTGCTGTTCGGCAACGTCCAAGTCGAGGTACTTGTGGCGAAACACGTATCGCCAATCACTGCCGTCGAGCGAGTACCCCGTCGAGTCGTGGTACATATTGCGCCAGGTCTCTGAGCGCGTTTGAAGAATCTCGGCGGTTGGGTCGGTGTTGATTGAATCCTCCAGCCATCCGAGCCCGGCCTTTGCGGATTCCTCGAAAGAGCGCGACCGCTCGAACTGCGCCATGTTCGTGTCGCTGAGATACTTCAACAGCTTTGATTTACCATCGGCGGCTTTAACGTCATCCTCTTCGCGCGGCAACACCTTCGAGTCGATACGGGTACGCTTCTCGGTGCCGACGATCCAGTCGACCGTCGGCTTGACGATGTTGAACACCAGCGGCGCCTGCCCGCGCTCGCGCAGGATCGCGGCGTCCTCTTCCGCCCACTGTAATCCGTCGTAGAAATCTTCATCCAGCGCCATCTGGAAACGGTTGATCGCTTGGCGCTCGCGCTCCTGCGTGTACCACTCAAGTAAGCGGCGGTGCTTCTTGCGTGATATTTCAGAATCCAGCGGGTTGGCATCGCGAACGGCTTGCGCCTCTTCGTCGCGGTCGTCGGTAACGTCGGTCTCGGCCCGCTTGACCGTCTGGATGTTCTCGAAGCTCATCAACGCAGCTCGAAGGAAAACCGCGTTCCGTTGGGTAGTGTCATCTGTCCCTCACCGATGGCTTCTTGGTTTTCTTCCGGCTCGGGCTTCATCTTCACCAGTTCTTCCAGATGGTTGTTGATAACGCTCGCCACGCGGTAAACGGTCGCATGGTCGCTGCCAAGTCCCATCACGCGCGCGGCTATCGCGGCTTTCGCTACGAGGTGCTCGTTTTCCTGATACGCCCACGCGACGTTAATCGGGATGATGAACGCGCCCGCCTTCAAGCTGTGTCGCGGAAACAGCACCATGGCCGGCTCGCCGTTGATGTACTGGAAACTCACGACGATGCCGCGCGTCACGTATTGCGCGCGCGCTTTGTCGCCGCCGAGCATCACACCAATCATGCGGTTTTCCCCCCGCCTGCTGCCGCGACCCAATCATGCGCCTGAAATTTCATGTCCACTGAATGATAGTTATCTTGCGGACATTTCTTGGCCTGCGATCCGTCGTACCACTTGCCCGACCACGGATCGAACCTTTTGCCTTCCATTTCGGGACGCGCACTGTAAGCATCGGCCTTCAAGGCTTCGCGATCCGGGTTACGAGTGCAGAAGCAGCACGGGCGCTCGCCGGACGGACACCCAGGAAACTTCGCAAAGGCCGCCGAATGCGCGCATCCCGAGCATACGAGCGGGACGCCGTTGCGATCGCGCACGACGCGCGATAGGTCGACAATGGTTTGATTCAAGTATCCTCCGAGTTTCACTGCGGCGGGTTATCCGGGCCTAGCAGCCACCCCATCATCGCGATAGCGCGGGCCTTCATGATCTCGCAAGCGGCGATCATGTCCGATGTCTTGATCTTGGCGCAGAAGTAGCCAACGGCGAATTTGTCGTGCTTGGTATCAATCAACACGACAAGGCACTTATCGTATTCGTCCGGGTTAGCCTCGACGTATGCAAGCGCGTCGCGCAACGTCGTCACAACGTCGGTATGTGTGCTGTCGCCAACTGTGTGCGCTAGGCTAATGACGTTGTTGCTCAAGCAGTCCTCCAGCTCGCGGCCTTTCGGCGTTTCGGCGCCTTCATCGCCGGTTCCCATCCTTGCGCCCACTGGCGAAAGGCATCGGCACCGTTCTTCGCCCAATTATTTGCAGGGTGTGTGTGCCACGTCTCTTGCTTGTCGTTCCATGCCTTCGTGTACGAGTCGAGACACGCGATGCCCTCGCTGCAATTCTCCTTGTCGATCCAGACAAGTGGCAATTTCTCGCGCACTAGCTCGATCCCCGTTTCAAGCTGTTCGACCCTCGGCACAACCACGATCTTGTTGGCCGGCACTCCGAGCTCGATTAGCCGATCAACGCGGGACTCATTGCGCTCAAGATTCGCGTTCTCGGCGTCGTGCGGCAAAAAGTAGCGGTCATACAGATAGCCGCGATCCTGCATATCCTTGACGTAGTGGGCTAAGTCCTCGCCCGAATTCTCGTAGTAGTCGATAAAGCGGTGATCGCCGCCAACGTACTGGTGAAACCAGATGGCGTTTAAGTCGTTGCGGCCCAGATCCCAAAACGTATTTACCGGCACCGAAGGGATACACGGCACCTTCCTGATCCGGTCGTGCTTGCGAAGCCAGGCCATCTGGGTCGCATAGTAGGCACCGAGGATTGCGACCTCGAACGCTTCTTCGGACGTGCTCGGATGCTCGCGCTTCATCGAATCGCCCATCCCCTTTGAATTCATTAGTTCGGCCTTCTTCGCGTACCATGCCCGTTGCGCCGCATCCAGACGTATGCCCTTCTCGTCCTTTAGCTTCTCGAAGTACCGTTGATACTCAGCGGGGATCGCTAAATCTTTCGGGTCCAGTCGGTTCGACTTCTTGAGCCACCACGGAAAGAAGTGGAATCGAAAGTCGAGCGCCGATAGCTTGGCGTCTTCCTGTTGGCTCTTCTGCGCTCTCTGCGCGTACTCGAAGAAGTAACCGGTGCGCCCCTTGGCGGTCGACTCGATAAACACGTATTGGCCGGCATGGACCGCGTTCAGCGTGCCGGTAACGATCTCGTTTGCCTTCTCCGGGTCGTGCGCGCAGATGTAACCGAACTCCGACACATGGACATATTGCAACGTGCCGGAACGCATCGATGTGCCGACGCCGATCGACGATCCGTTGTCGAACACAAGTTCCCAGGACGTGTCGGTCTCGAGCGGGCGCGCCTTACGAATGCCGTCCGGCAAGTGATCGTAGGGAAACTTGATCTTGTTGCGAAATATCTTCCGCGCGTCGTCGAGTTTGTGGGCGACGATGCCAGCGCTCTTGTTGTCGCTGAACACGCATTGATCCAGCAACAGCAGGTCGATGACCGTGGTAAAGCCAAGCTGGCGCGCCTTTAGTATCAGATTCAGATACCAAAGGTTGTGGATAAGCTCTAGCTGTTCCTCGTTTGGCGAGAAACGAACCTTCTTACCTTCGTCCGTGACGATCCAGTAGAGATTACTGAGCCGCCACCGCCAATCCGCCCACTGGTCAAGGTTTAACGAGAGAGGTGCTTTCGCTTCTGGCATTTATGGCGGCCAGCAGCTGCCGGATCGGATCGGTTACCTGCTCGTTGTCTTTCTTGAATAGGCCGAAGTGCTTAAACAGTCGATCCAGCGAACTGTTCTTGTCCCACGTCCTAACCTTCTTCGTGTAGCCAATGAGCGTGCGCTTCTCGCCTTGGCCCTGGAATTCTTCAAACACGTCGACACCCGATATAGCAGCGGCGATGTCGTCCGGCCACTCGCTCGGGTCTTTCAGCGCTCCCTCGGACGTAAAGACCCCACGCAAGTCAGAAAACGCCAGCTTGAATGTTTCACGTAGCACGTCCGCGCCGGTGATCTCCGCGCGCTCGGCGACTCCGCGACGCAGGACGGCGATGCGGGCTTGTATCGTGGCTATATTCAACAGCTCTTTGGCCTTGCGTTGAATCGTCGACGCCTTCGCTTTCTTGTAGTTGAACGCCTGACGCACGCACTCGCTGGCATTCCCCGAAACACCATCTGGCCCGGTAACGTAAAAAACGCAGAAGCTCTCCTGCTTGTGCGTTAACCCTGTCACGGGGTCTTTCGCAGCGCGTGCCACAGCCTTATTCTCCTGCTCTGGCTATGATTGGACCGTCGGCGACTGGCTTATCTTCGATTCGGATTTGCGGCGCTTGCGGCGCATTGGAGATCGTGAGTATTACCTTCGCGCCCGCCCTGATCGTCGCAGCATCCAGTTCCGGCACATACATCTGGATCATGTTGTTGTTGCCGCAATCCAGCGTAACGTGCGTCTCACCGGGCCGATTCGCGTACTCAGTCTTGCCGTATACAACAGCCTGAAGTGTTATTTGCATGTGGGTTCTCTCATCGTGTTCCCCATCCGGTCCATCCGTGAACCGGAACTACATCGGAGGGTTAGCGCGTATCCCTACAACTCGTCATGGCAGGGGTTATAAATGAAAAAT